TCTTCAATAGGTTTAGGAGTAGCACCTGCCCATTTAGAAAAGCTATATCTTAATGTTATATTAATAGTGCCACCTAATTTAAGTTCTATGCCTGCAAAATTTATTTGTATCACAGCATCAGGTATAGTTTCAGACCCAACCCAATTATATATACCCGGCCCCCTTGCGTAGGCAAGTTGTTCTAATCCGACATCTTTAGAATCAAAGGTTGTAACATACTCTAATTTAGTCGTGTTACCATCTGAATCTTTTAAGTCATATCCTTCAAGATAGTTTCCGTACATAAGCCTGTTACCCATAAGAGTCTGAGCGTCAGCTAGTCTAGGTACATTGTCAAAAAGTCTTAATATCTCGGATGAGGGAAGTACGGTAAATATTTTGCTATTGTCAAAAATATATTCTTGCTCAAAATTATTAGATATACCCTCTTCTTCTTTATTTATTTTCTCTATAATTTTAATTACAGAAGAGTTCATATCTTTAAATAATAAATCAATTGACTTAACTAAAGGGCCTCCTGTATTATAAGTAACTTTAACTGCGTTCTTAGTATTTAACATACCACTATTTAATGCAGTTGCAAAGTTATAGTTAAATTCATTTGGCACAAAAGCAGGGTTACTAAACTGAGATGTCGCAGAGTATTCCCCATCCTCATACCTATACCTGTATGCAAAAGAAATAAACCTGTCCTCTAAAAAGTTACTTGTAGTATTCGTGGTAACAGGCTCAATAATAGGAGATGTTATCGGAGGTCTTTTAATAACTAGTATTTCTTCTAAAGTAAAACCATCTACCCCGTTTACAGGGTTGGGATAATTTTTTGCTATATTTATTTGTTTTGGGGCTGTATAGTTGTCTGTAAAATATAATAAGTTTTCTATTTTACCTATCCCTGTTATAAGATACTTTGAATTGAAATTTAATGTCGTGTTTCCATCATTTAATCCATTGTCCTCAGAAACAAGGTGATACAAAGTACTGTTTGTTTTAGTATCAAAGGAAACTATTAAATCAATCTTGCCTGTAGAGGAAGAAGTAAAGTTACTGTCGTGGATAAACCAATATAAGGTCTCATTAGCACCATCCTCAAAAGCACCAATACATCTAGCTGATGAACTTAAAGCATTTCCTTCAAAAGAAAGACTTGTTAATAGCTCGTTCCCTTTGGCGTTTTCTATAACACCAACCTCTGAACCCTCAGTAGAACCCATACGAACATTCAACGCATCAACATATTGTCCGTTAGGAATAATTCGCTCATCTAGCGACTTGTTCATTATACCTGTAATAAAATTTCTAGATGTGTTTGCCATATTACTTAATCCACTTATCCTGACCTCTCAGGTTCATTAATAATCTTCCCGGATGTATATCGCTGATTCTTATTTTTGCGTTCCTTAGAAGTGCTCCCTTGCGTTTTCTTGCTCTTGTTATAATATACTCCTGAACATTAAGCTTAGAGTTTAGTATTGAGAACTCAATAAATGCGTAAACATATTCCTCAAATAGCTTGTTGACATTAACCCTAGAGTCATCCCCACCTTCCATTCCATCTGAAACATACTCAAGGACAGCTACTTGATTAGCCATACTTGAACTAAAGTTTATTACGCCTGCCGCTTTATCAATAGTAAACGTTGGGTTTGCATTCGCAGTCTCTGTATTTAATCCAAACGCTGCTCCGATACCAAACTCAAAATACCAATTCCCATCACAGTTGTATCCCGGAAGTCCATTGAACTGTCCATTGTTTTGGTCTAAGTATATACTTTGCCCCATACCTACAATTCTATCATAATCAAGATTAGAAAACTCAGGTCTTAGTATATTACCCTCTATGTCAAATAAAATCTTTCCTGTATTATCTTGAAGATATGCAGCAGAAGACTGTGTTTGAATGTTTTGACTTAAAGGAAATAATATTCCGTTTCTATACTGAGATATTCTAACCCAATTAACATAATCCTGAGGAAGTACAAACCTAAGCTGACTGTCTACATTTAATTCTAATATTTTTATTTCTTTAAAAGCATCATAATTTAGTTCCTGAACTGCACGCTTTGCGTGAAACAATACCCTATACCTCTCTTCATTGTTTACAAGGTTATGATTTCCTGAGTACATCAACATAAAATTGTTGACTATATCATACAAGGATACATACTGATATGAACCCCAATTATTATCTATTGGTGCTGCTCCCCCATTTTCGTAATACTGATATTCTGATATATATGCCATTATTTTTGTGCTTGATTATCTTGTTGTTCTTCTGCCTGTGCAAACTGATATATTTCTGACTCTCTAATAGACACACCTGCGTATTGAAGTATCTTTAAAATTAAATTAACCTCATCGTCTAATGGTATCTCAAAGTCTTGATAATCAACCGCAGATGCATTAAATGCCGGCTCACCGTTTAACAAGTCTATGTAAGTCCATTTTGGAGTTTTAGGATATCTTATATACTGCGATTTAATCTGCCCAACTGCTTTTATAGTATTAGGATATACTGTTAAGTTTACATCTTCTGTTGTATATGCAGGGAATGTTGTTGTTGGTGCGGTATATATAGAGTTAGAAAGCATAGTAATCTTACTATGAGAAACCTGTTCTGCTTCTTCTAGCTTGCTTCCTTTTTTAAAGATAGAATACTTCAACCCGGTTGCATTAAAAGTACCTGTTAAACCTGTCGTTTTAAGCGTTGTTGAGTTTTCTATCAAGGTGACCACATAATATTTAATACCATTGTTATCTACCGCTACTATATCGCCTACGTTTATGTCTACCGTAAAATTGGCTTGACTGTCAATTAATTTATCAGCACCTCCGCTAGTTGCTGTTGTAGTACCCTCATCTAAAAGCCCTTGGTATACTAAGACCTTGTTTATTAAATAGTAGTCACTCCCTGTTGTAGTTAGGGAGGGTGAAAAATATATACTTTCAAAGTTTTGTTTTAATCCTTCTGTTACTGAAAATAAATCAATATCCTCCTCTATACCCTTTGTAATATCAGCATATCCATCTCCTGACTGACGAGCATTTTCTTTATTTATTTGGTAATTGTATTCGTTAAAGTAATTCTCGAATATATCTAACTGAGCCTGTTTTGCAAACAAGTTGAAATCTGACGGAGATAAGTATCCGTAATTATTTTTATTTAACACAGATAGTACTGTGTTTCTTACTGCGTTTATCATCGTAAACTTTTTTACAAAGATAGGGAAAAAAAAAAGAGGTCACATTTTGTGACCTCTTGTTCTATCTTATAATATTTATTATTAAGACTCTAAAATACTTTCAAGTAATTTTAATGAATCTAATCCTTCATCGCTTGATAAATAAGAAGCAACAATAAACATCGCATCCTCTCCATAAGGAATGACTAGCATTCTAGTTTTATTACTTGTAGTATTGAACCATACCTCTTTTTGATTTTTTCTAAAAGTAAGTAACTTCTTGTCAAAGAATAATGCAACGTTCCCTTGTAATTTTAACATAGGGTCTCCAAGAATATTTAAAAACTCTTGTGGCTCTCTCTTTGCAAAGATTAAAATATCACGTTTTAGTTCTGAAGTTGAAACTTTAGAGGAGTCTTTTCCGAATAACACTCGGCTAACATTCTCTATCATTTCTATGGAAAGCTGTCTTGCTTCAATTAAGGCATCTACCTCAAGGTTTAATATCTCAACAATAGCTGCCGCATCTTTAGCTTCATTTACTTCAGTAAATTTTTTACCGTTTAACGGATGGTAGTGCAAAAACTGTTGTAATACCTGATTGTTTTTTGGAACGTTTAAGAAACCATCTTCAAAAATAACAGGCTCTAGTATAGCATTTCCATCCTGCTCATCCTCAAAAGGAGAAGACTGATTACGTGCATACCTAAGAGCACGGTTTGTACCTTTTACATCGTCAAAATGTAATAATGGAAACCTTCTTGAGTTCCTAGTTGGCAGCATAAAAGAAAGAGGAGCTGCGTCTCTTGTTAGTTTGTAAGTCTTATCTACAAATTGTTTTGTACCTTTTTTCATTTGATATAATTTAAAATTTATAATAATAAGGATAGTGTCTCCAAATGAAGACACCATCCTATATTTAATCTACTTAATCTTGGAAGATAAAGAAGTTATTTGCACCTAAAGTACATACTGCTCTTTCAGACAAGAAGTTTACCTCCATTGCATCAAGGTCAGAACTTTGTGCTCCACCTGCTGAACCTGTAATCCAAGTCTTGTAACGTCTGTCTTCAGTCTCTGAAGCTCTGTAACGAACGTGTAAGAAAGGACGCTTTGCATTCTTTCCTAAGATTTGGTCATAAACAGAAGTAGAACCTGCAGGAACTAATAATCCGCTTACTTTACCTGAACCTGCACCTGTTGCAAGACCACCACGCATTGTTGGGTCGTTAAGGTATTTCCAATCAGACTTGTAGAAATCGTAACCTCTACGGAATCCTGAGAATCCTAAGTTCAATGCCATTTCAGTATCGTTATCAAACAAACCGAAAGACGCTGAGTTAGAAGAACCACCTGAAACATAACCGTTAAGTTGAGCTAACATATCATCAATGTCAAAAGAAAAATCTCTGTCAACGAATAATACATTCTCTTCAATAGCACCCTGCTTGTCTAAACGACTAACGATGGTATCAAATTCTGCTAATGTAGTTGGATTTCCTCCACCCCATACGTTACCTCTGTTGGCAACAACGTGGAATATACCTTCTGAACCTTTGTTACCTACATCACCTGTAGCTGCAATTGCACCTGAACCTACTTCAGCAGGAACAGCTTCAATCATTGCAGTCTCTAAGTAATCATCAAAACGTAAACGAGTTTCGTGCTCAGACTTCATATACCATAGGTATCCTGAAGCACCGTTCTCAGTTGTAACCTCAATCCATCCAATTTGAGCCATATCAGAACCTGATACAGAGTACTTATCTTTTATGATAATTGGAGAGTTTTCAAATATTACATCCTCAGCCTCTAAAGAACCTTGCATTCCATTTGTTCCTTTCTTGAATTCTGAACCATAAATAAATACAGTACATTCTTCTGCAGTTCCAAAAGTTTGTCCACCTGCTTCGTAATAAGCGATATCAAAAGTTGATGCCGCTGTATTAACTGCAGTTACAATTGCTTTATTAGAACCACCACCTGCGTTTCCAATAATCATTATAGTCTGTCCAACACGTACCGCAATTTGCGATGCCTGTCCTGCTGCTTGATTTGCAGGTACTAAAACGTCAGCTACTGTAATAGTAGCAGTATCATCTGCTACTGCTCCTGAAGTTGCACATTTCACATACTTCGTGTGTAATCTTCCTTGTTCTGCCCATTTAATAAGGTCAGAGTTAGAAGGCATCTCAGCACCTACCATACGTAGGAAAGATGAGATTGTTCTGTTACCGTAACGTTCAAATTCTTTTTCATAAGTATCAGGAAGATACTGATTTAAGAAATCAAAGTTGGTAATATAATTTGTGGATAACGGTACTTGCGATGCACTTGGCTGCAAATCGAATCCGGGCGTTGCGTTTACTTGTCCTGCCATTTTTTCTAATTTTTAATATTAATTATTTTTCTTATTACTCCTTATCTTTAAGCCCCGTCCGGAGTCAGGATTGACGGCTCTAACTTGCGTTCCCCCTTGTGATGAGAATTCAGGTGTATTTCTTGAAGACATATTCACGTTCTTAGTCTGCTTCATTACATCATCCTTCCCTTCAGCCTTGCCTTGTTCATAAAAGAACTTAGCAAACTTGTCAGGGTTCATTGCCACGGCTAATGACTTGTGGTATCCAACTGAATCTTTAAGCATACCATCCTCATCTAAGTAATTATCTACAAAGTTCTGAGGTGATTGATGTTTATTTAACAACTCACTTGTTTCCCCCGGCTTGAAATTAACTTTTTTGTCTCCATCAACAGTAAACTCAAAACCTTTGAACTCTTGATCCATAAGTACTCATCCGGCAGAGCTTCTTGAATTCGATCAGCCCACTCTACCAGCAGCGGACCTTGGCCTAACATTGCATCCAGGTCCAGATCGATAGCTTCAGCCGGCCCAGATAAACGATAGGCGTCCAGGTGGAAAAGTTGGTTTTGATCCAGGCGGCGGTAGACATTGACAAGCACATAGGATGGACTGGTTACAGAGTCATAAGATCCCCAACCTGAGGCAACTCCTTGAACGAAGGTAGTTTTACCTGCCCCTAGATTTCCTTCCAGGCAAATCACATCCCCCGGAAGCAGCAGCT